TTCTGCTGGTACATGGAATGTATTTAATAATACCGTCTACGAGGGCACCTTTAACATCGTTCTGAACCCCGCCGTTGGGGCGACAGGTGCGTGGAACCTACACAACAACGCATCTGCAAACTCAGCAACAAACGACCTCGCTCTAGGTACCATGCGCGGCACCCTTACTAAGACTTACAACGCGAGTGACCGGACACCGTTTGTTGGAGATACCGGGTCTGTTAATATTTCACCCGGAACCCAGTCAACCGATCATGCAGCGGCTTGGACCGACCCCGGTGATGCTGCTGGCGAAGATATGTCACTGCTTGACGTGGACAGCCCACTCTATCAGGCGGGCAACACCATCAGTGGTGCCGCGCCAACAACGGATATAAACGGTGTAACCAGGCACGCTACACTACCTAGTATAGGGGCTTTTGATATAGCCTCTGCTGCCTTTGATAGAAACGCATCCGGAACCTTGTCTTCGGCAGTATCCACAATGTCTGCTACCAGTACTGTTCTCGTAGATGCATCTGGGACACTGGAAGTAGCTGTTGCAACTATGTCCGCTACGGGCACTACAGTAATATCAGGAGCAGGCTCTTCACAGGCAGCAGACGCTGTAATGGCAGGAGACACTGTACTAATACAGATAGATGTTTCAGGCGCTACTCAAGCCCAGCTTAGCCAGATGTCTTCTGGAGGAACTGTGCTAATCGAAGGAACAGGGACATTAGTATCTGCTGTATCCACTTTGCTGGGTCTGGAATCACCAAGGACCTTCTGGTTTGCTATCAGACCTACAGTAAGAGGCTTGGTGAGAGATATAAAAAGGGTTGTTAATACTCCCTTAGAAAAGAGTTAGTATGCCAGAAGATGCCAATAAGCTAGATACTGCTTCCCGACTTGGACGAATAGAGGGTAAGTTAGAGATCCTCCTTGAAACCTCCTCTGCTAGAGATGGAAGATATGATAAGCAAGGGGGACGTATAGACGTGATAGAGAAGAAGCAAGCCGGATTAATAGGATACGCTACAGGGGCTTCGGCAGGTGTTGCCACCGTTATAGCGTTCCTATCTCATATGTTTGAAAAAGGCGTATAAGTAAATGAGCTTAGCAGAAGAGATGCTTGGAGAGGATATGGGAGGCTTCGGATCAGATCCTTTAGGATTTGTCATGTATGCCTTCCCTTGGGATGAAGAAATCTCCATTGATCAGGTTGAGATGCCTGAGAAGTACCAGAAGAGATTCGGTAAGAAGCACGGGCCTGATCAGTGGGCTATTGACTTCCTAGAGGACCTAGGAGATCAGGTTAAACAAAGAGGCTTTAACGGAAAAGACGCTGTTACTCCTATCCAGTTCTCTACTGCTTCCGGTCATGGTATCGGAAAGAGTACGCTAACAGCTTGGCTGATCCTTTGGATCATGTCCTGCTATCCCCGATGCAACGGTGTGGTCACAGCCAACACTGCTGAGCAGCTCCGGTCTAAGACCTGGGCAGAGCTAGGTAAGTGGTGGGCAATGTGTATCACCCAGCATTGGTTCAAATACAACTCTGGCCGTGGGAACATGTCAATTGTACATGTGGACTATCCCCAAGGCTGGAAGTGTTTGGCTCAGACCTGTCGCGAGGAGAACTCTGAATCCTTCGCAGGTTTGCACGCTGCCAGCTCCGTCCCCTTCTACATCTTTGATGAGGCGTCCGCTGTACCTGACAAGATCTTTGAAGTTAGGGAAGGTGGGACGACGGACGGAATGCCGATGACCTTTGATTTCGGCAACCCTACTCGTAACACGGGTAAGTTCTTTGAGAATTGCAAGGGGCGTTTCAAACATCGATATATAGTCCGCTCCATTGACTCAAGAGACGTAGCCATCACAGGTAAGGCACGTATTGCGGAATGGGTAGAGGACTACGGAGAGGATAGCGATTTTGTGAAAGTCCGAGTGAGAGGGGTCTTCCCCTCCATCGGTGTCTTTCAGTTCATATCCTCGGAAGATGTAACAAGCGCCATGACACGAGAGTCCGTAGAGGACAAGAAAGCTCCCCTCGTTATAGGTGTCGATGTAGCCCGCTTCGGCGATGATGCATCCGTCCTATACCCACGAATGGGTCGAGACGCTCGGCAGTTTGAACCTCGTATGCTCCAAGGGGCGGATACCGTACAGGTAGCAGGGGCGGTCATCGACATGGTTAATGAGTTTAAAGCTCTTGGCCGTACAGTTCGTGCCATCTTTGTAGATGGGGGCGGAGTTGGTGGTGGAGTTGTAGATCAGCTTAAACATCTGGGCTATAATCCTATTGAAGTCTTGGCTCAACATAAGACTCGGTTCCCTGATAAGTACAGGTATAAGATCGATGAGATGTGGGGTAATATGAAGGATGCCATCCGTAAGGGGATGACACTTCCTACTAAGCAGGCTAAGATAGGGCCTGAGCTCTACGAGGAGCTAACACAACGAGAATATGGTTACACTATCAAGGGTCAAGTTAACCTTGAGAGTAAGAAAGATATGAAGGAACGAGGAATGGACTCCCCTAATATAGCGGATGCTCTAGCCCTAACGTTCTATGAAGAGCTGCCTCCAGAGGAAACAGTGGAAATGTACTACACTCCACCGAAGACTCAGGCAGACTATAACCCATTAGAAACGGATTGGTAAACAATGTGCTTAGGTGGAGCAAAAACCCCAGAAGTTCAACCCCTACCCCCTCCCGCGCCACCGGCACCTACTCAGGCTGATCCGGCTATTAAGCGGGCTAAGACAATGAACAAGCAACGAGCTGCATTGGCAGCAGGTCGCAGCTCCACAATTAACACCAATCCAGGTGGGCTGGAGTCTGATACCGGATCGGGTAAAACCCTTCTGGGGGCCTAGATGTGCATAAGCGCATTTAAGAGTAAGCTTTCTAATCCTTTAGGATCGTTTAAGGATAATCTAAAAAACCCTTTCAGTGATTTAAAGTCTACTGTAAACGATATTAAAGGAAGCCCTTCTAAGAGAGACAAGGCAATTGCCGCCCTCCCTAAGAAGAAGGCTGACATCGGAACGCTAATCACAGACTCCGCTGAAGATGCAACATTGATAGGTTGATATGGAAAACGAAGCGTTATTCAATTACTTAGAGAGACGGAGGGGCTCCTTGAAGAAGGAACGCCAGTCGTTTATCTCTCACTACAAGGCGCTGTCTGAGAACATTCAGCCTAGACGAGGACGCTTCTTTGTTTCAGATAGGAACAGCGGGGACCGTCGCCATAACCTGATTATAAACAGCGCAGGCACTCAGGCGCTACGAGCAGCTAAAGGTGGTATGTTCTCAGGTATCATGTCTCCAACACGTCCTTGGTTTGGACTCGGCACTCCCGATCCCGGCCTTATGGAGTTCGGTCCTGTCTCCTTCTGGTTAAGCCAGGTAGAGCGTATTATGAGAGGCGTGTTTAATCAGGGCAATCTGTACAACATGGCCCCTGTAATGCTAGAGGAAACCATTCTATTCGGCACAGGGTGTATGCTCCATGTCGATGACGCAAAAGAGGTTGCCCGTTTCTACACTCAGACTGCCGGTTCTTACTTCGTTGGTCAGAATGATAGATACGAAGTAGACACCTTGATGCGCGAATTCGATATGCAAGTCAGCGGAATTGTAAGCATGTTCGGGCTTGATAAAGTTAGTCAAGCAGTTAACACAGCTTACGCTAAGGGCAACTACGACGCTTGGTTCACTATCATACATATGATTGAACCGAACAAAGAGCGTTCTATGGATAACCCCTTTAACACTAACAAGCCTTTCCGTTCTATCTATTACGAGTCAGGCAACGCTGATAAGAAGATACTGAGAGAGTCCGGATTCGAAGAGTTCCCTGCTTATGTCCCGAGATGGGGTGTTGCTGGAGAGGACGTATACGGAACGGACTGCCCCGGTATGGTAGCCCTTGGTGATGTCAAGGGGCTCCAGATACAAGAGAAGCGCAAGGCACAGGCTATTGATAAGAGTGTCAACCCCCCGCTTAAGGGACCTGCTTCGGTACGTAATGTGCCTGTAAGCTCGCTTCCTGGTGGATTGACTATTCATGATGGTACCAACACTCAGGAAGGGCTAGGCCCCCTGTACATGGTTAACCCTCAGATACAAGCTATGATGGAAGACATTGACAAGACAGAGCGTAGGATTGGCGACGCCTTTCATATGGATCTGTTCTTAGCTATCTCCAACATGGAAGGCATCCAGCCTAAGAACCAGCTTGAACTGTCGCAGAGAAACGAAGAACGGCTCCTCCAACTAGGTCCAGTCCTTGAGCAGCTTCACGGTGAGTTCTTGGATAGCCTTATCGACCGCACCTTCAATCAGCTAGTGGCAGCTAACATGCTACCGCCCGCCCCTCCGGAACTTGAGGGTGTTGATCTTAAGGTGAGCTATATCTCCTCGCTTGCACAGGCTCAAAGAGCTGTGGCAACAGGGGGTATTGAACGGTTGGTTCAGTTCGTAGGCGGTATGGCTCAGTTCGATCCTTCTGTCCTCGACAAGGTAGACTTCGATCAGGCTATTGATGAGTATGCCCAAGCTATTCACAGCCCGCCTAAGATGGTTAAGTCTGATGACGTAGTGGCTGCTGAAAGAGAGCAACGTGCTCAACAGGAGCAACAGGCTCAGCAGATAGAAATGGCCGCTACAGCAGCTAAGGCTGCGAAGGATGGTGCAGGAGCTGTCGATACTCTAACCCCAGAACAGGAGCCCTCTAACGGATAAATAGATGTCTAAGAATCAGAGCTATGACACAAGTAACCCCGACACGGTTAAGCGCCTCGTAAGCAAACGAGAGCTTGATGAAGAGCAGAGGGAAGTCAACTGGAAGGCAGTGCTTGACACCTACGAAGGTAGAGCAGTCTTCTGGGACATCCTCACCCTATGCAGTATATACGATGCAGGGTTCTTACCCTCAGAACATTCACTGTATAGGGATGGCAAACGTGCTGTTGGTGTTACGATTATCGAGGATCTAGAGGAAGTAGCCCCAAACGCTTACTCTAGGATGCGAGAAGAGTATATCGAAAGAAAGTATAGAAACAAAAATGGCTGATGAAGTCGAAGAAGTTAAAGAAGAGATTGTAGAAGAGAAGGCAGAAGCCTCTCTAATCAATGAAGATGCTGAGGCTAAGGAAGCCGAAGGCAAAGGTGAAGAGCCGGAGGGCAAGGCGGACGGCGAGAAGAAAGCCGACGAAAGCTCCGAGAAGTCCGACACCTACGACTTTAAGGTTCCTGAAGGATTCGAGGCCCTCGATGAGGCTGCTCTCGGAGAATTCACTGAGATTGCTAAGGACGCTGAGGTGCCTAAGGAGGTAGCCCAGAAGTTCCTTGACATGTATGCTACCAAGCTTAAAGCGGCTGGTGAAGCTCAGACGGAAGCGTGGATCAACCACCTTAAAGTGTGGAAAGAAGAAGCGACCCAAGACAAAGAGATTGGAGGATCAAACTTCCAAGCTAATCTCGGTGATGCCCGCAAGGCCATTGATGTCTTTGGTAATCAAAAACTTAAGGACGTACTAGATCAGACTGGTATTGGTAACAACGTAGAGTTCTTACGCATGATGGCGAAAGTCGGCAATGCAGTGGGTGACGATACGATGGTCTTTGGCAAAGAAACCGGTGACGTACCCAAGACTGCTGAATCCGTCCTTTACCCTGATATGAAATAGGAGCTAATTAATGGCTGTTCTAGGCGTTAAAAACACTACCTTGCTCGACCTGGCGAAAGTAACCGACCCGGACGGCAAGATTGCTACTGTTGTAGAGATTCTCAACGAGACGAATGAGATACTCGATGACATGACTTGGATGGAAGGTAATCTTCCTACGGGTCATCGCACTACCATGCGTACTGGTATCCCCGCCCCGACATGGCGTAAGCTGTACGGCGGTGTCCAGCCCAACAAGTCGACCAGCGCGACTGTTACCGACAACACGGGTATGCTCGAAGCATTCTCGGAAGTCGATAAGGCACTGGCCGATCTTAACGGCAACACCGGAGCTTTCCGACTTCAGGAAGATCGCGCTCACATCGAGGGCATGAACCAGGAAGTTGCGGACACTCTGTTCTACGGTAATGAAGCCACGGAACCGGAAGCCTTCACGGGTCTCGCTCCGCGTTTCAACTCGCTGTCGGCTGAGAACGCTGATAACATTATCAACGAAGGCGACTCCTCCAATCTCCAGTCTATCTGGATGGTTGTCTGGGGTCCGAACACGATTCACGGTATTGTCCCCAAGGGATCGACTGCTGGCCTGTCTGTTAAAGACATGGGCGAGACGGTCATTGAGGATGCCTCTGATGGTTCCAACTCCGGTCGGATGGTCGCGTATCGTACGCACTATCGCTGGGATGCTGGCCTGTCGCTTCGTGATTGGCGCTATGTTGTGCGTATTGCTAACATCGATATCTCGGCTATCGTCAAAGATGCCGCGACTGGCCCCGATCTGCCGGATCTGATGTTCCGTGCTATGGATCTGGTTCCGAACCTCGGTGCTGGCCGGCCTGCCTTCTATATGAGCCGAGGTATGCGTACCGGTCTCCGTAGACAGGTTCCTTACGCCACGCAGTCCTCGACTCTTGAGATGGAGAACGTTGGTGGTAAAATGGTTACGTCCTTCCAGGGTGTGCCGATCCGGAGAGTAGATGCGCTTGCTACTTCCGAAACCGCTGTTGCCTAATAGAAGGAATATATAATGGCTATTCTCGACGAACGTACTGAATTCGCTGATGCTGTCTCGGTCGCTGCTACGGCTGGTACGGCCAACATCGGAGATATCATCGATAGCTCTGTTGTCAGCGATTTGGTACATGCCCAGATCTACCTCGTTATCAATGTCGATACCGAGATCATCACTGGTGGCAATGCCGGTACGCTGAAGTTCCAGCTCGTATCGGACGCAACGTCCACAGTTGCAACGGATGGCTCAGCTACCGTTCATGCAGCTTCCCAAGCTTACGTTACGGACGGTACGGACGCCAATGATGCGCAGCTTAAGGCAGGCGGATATCCGCTTGTTATCGCCCTTCCGGGTGAGGGTGCGCTCTATGAACGTTACCTCGCTGTTCAGGCGGTTACTGCCACGACTACCACGACTGCTGGTGCTATCAATGCGTATCTCACGCTTGATCCGCCCACGTCGCTCAAGTCCTTCGCAGACGCTGCTAACTAAGTAAGTTAAACATTGCAAGGGGGAGCTTAACGGTTCCCCCTTCTTTGGAGATACAATGGCACAAGTTATACTAATGAAGAACCTATTCGTAGGGTATCGTATCCGGAAAAGCCCCAACCATCAGACCCCGGTATACGTACCAGACGAGTACTTAAGCGCCCTCCCCAAAGATGCGGTTATCGTGTCTAGAGACGAGGAGGCAGATCTCTTGTACAAGGCTGAAGTAGAGGATATCGATCCAGTACCTTCGATTACTCTCAGGTCTTTCGACGCTGCTAGAGAAATGAATGACATTGCTAACGAGCGTGTTGATGAGGTATCTGTCTCCATCATCACATCCAATGCTGCACAGCTTATCAAGAATGCAGGTATTGATCCCGCTGCGGTAATCGGAACGGGTAAAGACGGACGAGTAACCCAGAACGATGTTCTGAAACATATCGAAGAAAAGGGATAACCAATGGCGAGTATCAGTAAAGTAACAATTGCCAACTTTGCGCTAGGCAATATCGGTGCCAGAGATAGCATCGAGTCTTTCGATGAAGCTAGTACTGCTGCTCGCCAAGCTAAGTTGTGGTACGACTTCTCTAGAGTGCAGGCCCTAGAAGGGTTTGACTGGAGCTTTGCCCGTAAGAGGCAGGCTCTCGCTCTTATTGAGGAGGTGCCTACAGGAGACCCGGTAGCCTACGAGTGGGCTTACCGCTATCAATATCCTAGCGACTGTGTGAGTGCTAGGTATATCGTCAACCCTGCTGGTAAGGATGCAGATGCTGTTCCTTTTGAGAAGGAAACGTCTGAAGACGGCAGCACTAACACTATCCTTACCAACATGGAAGATGCTATCCTAGTGTACACGTTCGACCTTATAGCTACCTCTCTATTCTCCTATCATTTTATCGAGACCGTTTCAGCCCTACTGGCTGCTAACATGGCCTTTACCATGACAGGGAAGAAGGACCTTAAGGCGGATATGCTTAATTACTACAGCAACCTTATGAGAATTGCTCCTGCCCATGACGCTAACGAGCGTGTGGGAGCGCCGCCTAGGGATGCTGAATGGATCAGGGGGAGATAATATGACAGCATTGCTACAGCCCTCCTTCGGTAAGGGAGAGATTGCTCCTGATCTATACGGGAGAACTGACACGGCTGCCTATAAGGTGGCCCTCAAGACGGCTCTCAACTTCAATATAGTGCAGTATGGCGGAGCAGAGAATAGAGCTGGCCTTCAGTTCATCGGCCCTGTCAAGACCCACTCCACTGCTGTCAGACTTATACCGTTCCAGTTTAAAGCCACTGATGCGTATGTAATCGAAATGGGCAATCTCTATATGAGGTTCATCCGTAACGATGCATACGTTAATGAGGCTGACGTGGTTATCAGCGGGATTACTGCTGCTGACCCAGGGGTGGTAACAGCCACCTCTCACGGCTACTCCGATGGGGATCAGGTTCTGATCTCCGGTGTTGTAGGTATGACCGAGGTAAACAGCAGATGGTTCAAGGTGGCTAACAAGACCACCCACACTTTCGAGCTTACCACGCAGGAGATAGGAACTAATGTCGATACCTCTGGCTACACGGCTTACGGGTCCGCTGGAGTTAGTGCTAAGGTTTACGAGCTGGCTACCCCTTATGTGGAAGCCGATCTATTTCAGGTAAACCATGTGCAGTCGGCGGATGTTATGACTATGGTGCATCCCTCTTATACGATTAGAGAGCTAACCCGGTCAGATCATAATGCTTGGACTATCACGGAACCCTCTTTTCGACCTGATCAAGATCACCCTATAGGGCTTACCCTCTCTGCTACCACTTCGGGATCTGAGGCTGAGATCTATCAGGTGACTGCTATTAACGCAGATACGGGCGAGGAGTCTATCCCTGCCTTGAACAGCACAGATATCACCTGCCAGTCAGCTACTGCTGCTAACCCTGTTGTAGTAACAGCTACGGGTCACAGCCTACTGGACGGGGACGAGATAGAGATAAGAGCCTTCGTAGAGATGACGGAGATCAATCATAGACGCTTCACAGTAGCCAACAAGGCTACCAACACCTTCGAGCTTTTTGAAGAGGACGGATCAAGCTATGCTGCTGAAACTACAGGGGGAACCGCCAACCTCACTTTCGTGTCTATATCTAATGGAGCTTCTTCTACTGATAACGCTCTTGCCTGGACAGCTATAACAGGGGCAGACCGGTACTCGGTCTACAGATATGACAATGGTATCTATGGATGGATCGGTGACACTACTGATGTATCTTTTCAAGATTTTAACTTAGCTACCGATCTAGATGTAACCCCACCTAAGGCCCGTAATCCCTTTAGAGGGACCGGTAATTACCCAGGGGCTGTAAGCTACTATGAGCAGCGCAGGGTATTCGGAGGGTCTGATAACAAGCCCGATACTACGTACTACTCAGGGACCGGTAATCAGAACAACTTCTCTGTCCACTCTCCCTTTCAAGCCAGCGATGCTATCACAGCTACGCTGAACTCTCTAGAGGTTAACACGATTAGGCATTTTGTTCCAGTGAATGACATGCTTATCTTGACAGCCGGTAGCGAGTGGAAGATCAACTATAGCTCAGATACAGGACTAGCCGCTAACACTCTTAAGCAGAAGCCACAGAGTGCTTGGGGTTCTTCCTATATACGGCCTATTCCTATTGGTAATACTACCTTGTATGTCTCTCGTAACAGGGCGGCTGTTAGGCAGCTTCAGTATGACCTTACACGGGATGGCTACTTAGCGGAGGAAGTCTCTCTGTTCTCCCATCACATGTTCGATAACTATAAGATCGTAGACTGGGCACACATGAAGACCAACTCCACTACAGCGGTAGTAAGGGAGGACGGTGTTGCGCTGGCTATGACGTATCAGCCGGAGCAGCAGGTTATAGCTTGGACTCGTTGGGAAACTAATGGTAAGTTTGAGAGTGTAACCTCTATCTATCCAGACAGCACTTCTATAGAAGATACTACCTACTTCGTGATTAAGCGTAACATAAACGGTAACGTTGTTAGGTTTGTGGAGAAGTACCACACCCGTAGGTTTACCGATGTCAGGGACTGTTTCTTCTTAGACTCAGGCCTATCTCTAGATCACCCCATAGCCGTATCAGGTGTTACGTCAGCCAACCCGGTTGTTGTAACTACCTCGGTAGCTCATGGACTATCAGACGGGGACGTTATCAGCCTTTCAGATATAGAGTGGGTACCTAACGTAGATGTGTATGATGGTAAAACCCAGCCTGATCAGCTTAACTATAGCCAGTTCACGGTAGCTAACAAGACCTCTACCACCTTTGAACTGACAGGTATAGACGGAACGTCTTACAACGCTTATGTAGAAGGAGGCAATGTCAGGTGCGCTGTCTCCACTGTAGGCGGATTACACCATCTTGAAGGGGAGACCTTGGTTGGTCTTGCTGATGGTAACTACATCTCCGGCATGACTGTCGTGGATGGTACCGTTACCCTAGCAAGAGCAGCTAGTCGTATCCACTTAGGGATGCCTTATGTATGTGATTTCGAGAGCTTGGATCTTGAGATACCCACCCAAGGTACGATCATAGATAGGAAGAAGAAGGTATCACAAGCCACCTTCTACCTAAAAGACTCAAGAGGTCTGTTCTATGGTCACACCCTTACCCAGATGGATGAGCTTAAACAGCGTCAAGATGAGAAACTTAGCGCACCTACTGATCTATTCACAGGGCCTAAGACGGTTCACTTTCCCCCAGCTTGGGATGAGGTAGGCTCTGTTGTCGCTAGACAGAAGTACCCCCTCCCAGTAACGATCTTGTCTGTAACACCAGACACAGAAATCGGAGACTAATGTACAGTTTAGTACCTACGACCCAAGAGCATATAGAGGAACTAGCCACAACCATGCGTCAGGTGGACAGGGATGAGGTGTGGGCTGCTAACCATAGCACTCCCCTACGTGCCCTCACCAATGGCGTGTCGCTTACTGAGGAGCCCTTTACGGGGCTTGTAGACGGTAAGGTGGTTTGTATCTTCGGGGTGTCCACAATGTCTTTCTTATCGGAAGATGGAACACCTTGGCTCTTGGGGTCCGATCTGATAGAAGAAAACAAGCATGTATTCCTTCGTATGAACAGGGTGTATACCCGTGAGATTAAGAAGAGATACAAGAGCTTGTCTAATTACATTGATGTCAGGAACACTAAGACCCTAGTTTGGTTGAAGTGGCTTGGCTTCACCATTCACGATCCCGCACCACACGGTCCTGATAACATGCTCTTCAGGAAATTTGAATTCAGGAGAAAGTAATGTGCGAACCAACTACAATTATGCTAGGTGTATCCCTTGCCGTGGCGGCTGTCTCGGCAGTGGGGGCTATCCAGCAGGGTAATGCGGCTGAGGCTGCTGGAGATGCTGCCAAAGCTAATGCAGATCAGAACGCTGCTCGTATACGTTTAGATGCAGAGGATGCTAGGAAGCGTGGCCTAGTCGCTGCGGGGACAAAGCGTAAAGAAGGTGCCCTTCTCATTGCACAGCAGCGTGTGGCGTTTGCCGCAAATGGCGTTGTAGTTGACGAAGGTTCCGCCTTAGATATCACCACAGACACCGCAGGCCTTGCCGAGCACGACGCGCTCACGCTTATCAATAACTCTGAGAGAGAAGCTACTAACCTAGTGGCCGAGTCTGTTAATATCGGTAATCAAGGAACTGTGTCGCAGTTCGGAGGACAGCAAGCTCAGAGCGCCTCTAGATTACAAGCCTTCGGTACGCTCCTAGGAGGGGCTGCTAATGCCTATGCTGACTACGACTTCGGTACCACTTCTACTGATGACTTCGGTAGTTCAGGTTTTGAAACAGGTGTAGGGAGAAGCTTTTAATGGCTAGAGTACCAGTATTAGGAACTAGATCTGTATCTTCTAGCCCTCGGAATACTACCCTTGATACAACCCAGTTCTCCCCTGATGATTTCGGGGCTAGTTCAGGTAGGTCTTTAGTTCAGTTCGCTAATCAGGTTGATAAGGTATCTACTAATATTATCCAGCCAATGATAGATAGAGCTAATGAGGACGATGCCACAGAGCGGGAGATCCAGTATTCCAAAGGTGTACAGGATATACTCTTTGGAGATCCAGTAGCTGGCTCCCCAGGCTTCACCTCATTGCAGGGAAAGGCTGCCCTTTCAGCGGCCCCTGAGGTACAGGCACGTATAGCTGCCTTGCGATCCCAGACCTTCGAAGGGGCTAATGGAGTTGTCTCCCGGTCCCTTACTAAGCGCATTGCTAGTAGAGAGGAAGCCACCCGTGGGCAGGTGGGCAGGCAGCTTAACAAAGCTAGAGATGACCATGAGAACGCCCTCGGTGAAGCTAAGGTTGAGATAGCACAGAACACTGCTGCGTCTGATTACTCTAACCCTGATGAGTTTCATAAGGGTATTGTGGAGAGTGTTAACTGGGCTGTAAAGAAGGCTGCCAAGCTGGGATACGATAAGTCTGATCCTATTACCCAGATCATGGTAAGAGGTGAGGTTACTACTCAGTTCAATAAGGTCTTCAAGGCAGCTATGGCAGGTAAGGACTTAGCCACTGTTGGTAGGCTCCTTAACGATACCGCTGCTGGCGGGAAGTACGCAGGGTCAATAGATCCTCTTGTTAGGGCTGCTGCTGTAGCTCAGTTTCAAGGAGAGGTACTTTCTGTATCAGCTCAGGACTTGGTTAACAAATCTCAGCTTCTTAACCCAGGAAACCTTACAGCCCAGCGTCAGTACATTAAAGACAACTCAGAAGGGCAATTGGAGAAGGCAGCTTTAGCTACTCTATCATCTGATATAATCGCTGCTGTTAGGGTGGACAATATAAGAAGAGCCCATGAGAACGATGCAGACAAAGAACTTACTCGTAGAACTAAACAGCAGGATGCTGATCTTAAAACGGCGCAAAAGGCTACTCTTCTACAGGCTCTAGATAATGTAGATAAGGGCGTATGGACTAAGGAGTCTGATATACCTGCCTCTGCTACGTACCTTCTTGGCAGTAAGAAGTCAGGCGTAGTAGCTTATATGGATGCTAAGATAGCTCCACCTAAAGAGACTACTTCAGAGGGCTTTCAACTACTTAGCGTGGCTCATAGTAATTCGGATAGACTAGCAACGACTTCCCTAGCCTTTGCTAGGGAACTTATGAACGACTCTGACTTCTCTACCTTTAAGGGCATAAAAACAGACCAGCTAAAGGAAGCAGGAGACCCTACTACTGCTACTCTAACACAGAAGATTAATGCTAGATTGAACAGCATGGGTCAGGGGAAAACTAAGTCGGATGAAGAGGCTTACGGTAATATCGTATCTATGATATACGGAAGAATATCAGCAGCCGGTGGCATTAAGAAGCTTAAGGATACTGAGATAGACGCAATCATTGAAGATGTTACCAACCCCACCAATATAAGGAAGAACACCCATATCTTTGGACTGTTCACCTCAACCTCCTCTGACGACTCTAAGGCAGAGCAGTTTGGTGACATCGACAAGGATGTGGCCGCAGACATAGGTAACGGTTTGAAGAAGCTTGGGCTTCCTAGTGATCCCGCTTCTATACTGAAAGCCTTCAAACGTATTAATGAATAGAGCTAATTCTCTAGTAGAATAGGAACCAAATGGTAGAAGTAACTAAAAGTCTTATCGACAATACTGAAGCGCCTAGTGCCTTCGATGTATCAGATACATTCTCTAAGGACGTGCAGGGTGTCGGAGAGCCTTCCCTTCCTGGATTAGAAGTAACACCTTCGGTAGATAGTATTGTGGCTGAAGATTCAGATAATGATACTGACTTCAGTGTCAGTGATACTATCGGAAGACTTGTCGTAGAGGAGGTATTCAATGCCTCCCCTGAACAGGTGGCTAAGGATAGGGAGTGGGCCAAGACCACTGGTCTCCCTTCTTCTGAGATTAAGCTAGATAGAGACGGCATCAGGCTAATGTACGAGCAGGAGCAGATGCGCTTGCTTGGACAGACTGCCCCCGCTACAGCTAATCTGGCTAAACAGGACTCTGACTTTGCTACATTCGTAAAGGCAGAGCGGGATAAGCTAGCCGAGACAAGCTGGCTTACTGGTGCTGCTGGTATGGCTGCTGGTGAGATTATCAAGTTCCCCGGCATGGTTATCGAGTCTGTCGCTATCGTTAATGACGATGCTGCAAAGGGTATGATCCGTGTAATCACATTGGGTGTTCAAGCTTTTGACAGGGACGCCGCCATTGCTACACAGAACTTTCTAAATGGGTCTAAGTCAGGGGGACCTAAGCTCCCATTCTGGCTTAACCCTGCACAGGGGTTGAGAGCTGTTGGTCAGGGTATCAAAGAAGCCGGTAGATCTATTCAGCCCGAAGATCCTGACTATGTTCAGAAGGTTATAGGCGGTGTCGGGCAGGCTGCTGCTCAGATGGCGCTGGTTCTGCTTAACCCCACAGCCGCAGGTCTTGCGCTGTTTGGGCAAGGTGTTACGGCTGTCAACGATGAACTTGAATCTAAGGGGAAAGCTGATGCGGAGTTTGCAGGCTTGGCCCGTGTGCTTGGTGGTTATGTCACCCTAGTTACTGAGAAGTTTGGACTAGACCTTCTGTTCAGAAAAATCCCAGCTAGCGTTCGTAACCGTATGGTCAGAGTGCTGCTAGGTGCAGGCTCCGAAGGGGCTCAGGAAATACTTGAGAAGATAGGACAGAACATTGTCATCATGGGTCTGGTAGATCCAGAGCATAAGATACTGTCTGAAGGTCTCGGGGAAGATGGCGCTGTCGGTGCTGGTGTTGGTGGAGTTATCTCCTTAGCCCTTCCGGGCAAGAGCAGGGCCGTTCGCGCGAAGCGCAACATGGACAAGGCTAACGAGACGGCACTAGATTCTAACATCACTACCCAAGCCCCTGACTTGGCTGCTCGTCATAGAGAAGCCATCCTTCAGGAGAGCGGTATTGAAACGGTTGGAGTAGATGCTCAGGCTTTCCACGACTATGTTAATGGCTTGGAGAACTCTGTTGAGTTTGCTGAACAGGCCGGTGTAGATATGGCGAATGTGCAGGAGGCTATCGATAGTGATACAACTGTTGACATCCCTCTGTCTAACTTCGCTGAGTTCGTATTCGGTACAGAGCATTACGAAGGGTTGTCTGACTTCCTGTCATACGGTGTTGTTCCCTCTGTTAAGGAAGCCACCACTGATCTAGAAGAGAACGGAGACGAGGCTGCTGCTGTACTGGAGGCAGATGAGACTGTAGAACCCACATTGCGTGCTCGTACACTTAGTTTCTTGGAAGAGTTCAAGAGCGGAGAGAACGTTGACGTTAACGATATAATTGAGAACCAGACTACTGAAGTCATGGAGCTGGTTGATAAACTCATCGCTCAAGTAAAGGACACCCGTGCTCAGACTGAAGCTGTTGTGGAACAAGGCAGAGACACTGCCATTGACACAGAGCTTAACAGTATTGCTAGGGATATTGAAGCCACATCGGCTGAGGTGGATCTGCGTACTGAAGAGGGCAAGGGTACTAAACGGTTAGAGAACAAGTTCGATCAGCTTGTCGAAAGGCAGGAGAAGCTCGAAGTAGAGCAGGCTCAGCTCAATGTAACAGGTCCGCCAGTGGAGCCCGTAGAGGGTAAGGACAAGGTAGAGACCAAGGCGCAGCGGCTCCGCAGCCTCAATGTAAACTCCTCTAAGCAGAATGTGTCCGATGTTAAGAAGGCCTTCCGAGCCACCAAGGCCTTAGTCCGTAAAGATTTCAAGGCTGCTCAGAAGGTGCTGACTACCTTCATACAGAACAGCGATCTAAGTCATGAGAACAAAGCTAAGTTCATCAACACAGTTAGCGACATGGCTAGCACAGAGCAGCTTCAAAAGCAACTCCCTGTTATCCAAGCTAAGATACTGAACATGGTGGATAAGCAGCGTAAGGCTCAGGCCAAGGGTGCTATAACCAAGCTGGTTAAGAAGGCCCTGAAGGTACCCGCTAACGGGAAGAAGGCTACTAAGACCAATCCCCGTGTGGATGCCCTCCTAACCCGTGTTAACAACATCATGGGGATGACTAAGAAGGAAGCCTCAGATAGCATAGCTGCAATCATTAACAGAGAGGGGATTATAACCGATCCCTCCGATGCTATGATTGGTACGCTTCTAGGCCTCAAGGCTGACTCAAGCTCCGTTGACATCAAGGACGTAGAGGATATCCTCCTCAGCCTTGAGGACTCAGTGGCACAGGGTAAGGCTATCAACAAGGCTAACCGGCTTTGGAGAGACGTGCAAGTGGCCGAGGTTCGTATGGAGTTCTTGGACGGCATGGGCAACATCCCGGAGTCTACTAAGAAGGCTAAGAAGATGTCTCGTAAGAACTTACGCAATACCATCTGGCTCTCTTGGAGCGGGGTGTGGCGTAACAAGCTTCAGCATGTTCTGACTAGCTCTGATAATAAACTTGTTGATGGGCTGCTAGAGAAGCTGTCTTTCTTCGAGGAGTCTCGTGCATACGACAAAGGCCGCAAGGAGTCTATGGAGAAGTTTAACAATGAAGTAGTTAAGCGCCTCGGTATGACTGCTCGGCAGGTATTGAAGCAGTTCCAGAGTGATGCTACCACAGAGGTAGACATTGGAACCTTCACTCTCTCTGACGGAGTGACTCGTAAGAACATTACCATGACTAAATCCGAATTACGTCAGCGCCATATGGAGTTGATGAATGAGGATCTTAGAGAGCTGGCGATGGACCCTGAGACTGAAGGCTACACACCTGCCATCATAGAAGCCATAGCTAATGAGATGTCTAACACGTTCGATACCACTGTCATCTCTGTACAGCAAGACTTCTACAATGAGTACTACGAGCGTATCAATAAGGCTTACCGTAGAATCTACGGGGTTAATCTCCCGCAGGTAGAGAACTACATCCCTATCTCAAGAGAGGGGATGGACGTTGAAGTAGACGAGTTCTTGAAATCGATCCAGTACAGAGGTAGCGTAGCTCCTGGCAGTCTTAAGTCCCGTGAAGGATCTAAGAAGTTTAGGTTGCAGAGGCGTGCAGACATCAGTACTCTGGTGTCCCATGTCATGGAGATGGAATACTTCATGGCCTACTCTGAGAAGGTCAGCTTAATCAATGATGTGTTCGGTGGAGACGGCAATACTGTAATGAACCGTATCAAAGACGAGCATGGTTCTGTAGCTGCTTCTACTATCCAGAGGGACATAGAGTACTTCGGTAAGAAAGGTGCTCAAGTTGCCTCTACTGGTGAGAAACTTATCGTCCAGCTCAGTCGTAACTTCGGGTTCGCCCAGCTAGGGGCTAAGCCACAGATTGGACTGAAACAGCTTGCATCATTCTCTGCCTTTGCACAGGATGTATCACCTGCTAAGTTTGTTGAGAACTTGGCTACACTCCCGGCTAACTACAAGGCCGCTGTTAAGCTTATGCAGAAGGCGGACTTCTTTACCAACCGTGGCATGAACTTGGACATCGATCTTAATGACCTACAGAACGATATGGTCAGTGGGAAGTGGCTGAACTTTATGGGGCGCAACCCTAACTTCACAAGAGTTATGATGCTCCCTATTCGGTACGGTGATAAGGCAGCCATCTTCGTAGGAGGCTATGCCCATGTTAAGTCACTGATGGACAGCGGTATGTCTGAAGAGCAGGCGCTTGCCCAGTTTAGTAGACTTGCTAATAGAACACAGCAGTCTGCTGATATTGATCAGGTCACTGAACTACAGCGGGGCAATGGATTTGTCCGTATCATGACACAGTTCATGTCCTCGGCCAATGCTATTACCAGGGCAGAGATAGAGGCCTTCGGCGAATGGAAGAAAGGCAGGATCAGCAACTCGGAGATGGCAAAGAGATTTGTTATCTACCATCTAATGGTTCCCAACTTTATCATGCTAGCCGCTAACGGGTTCAGCGTTGATGGAGAGGACCAGTTGAAGGCCAGCCTGTTAGGCAGTTTTACTGGTATGCTTATGATAGGGGATGCTATTGAAATACTGGCTACCTCGGTAATGGGGGATAATCCTTTCGAACTATCAACTAGACACCCTCTTCAGTTCCTGGCTGCACTCTCTGACTTAGCCTCTACCTTGGCTGATGAAGACTTCGATTACGAGTATGTAGAGGATCAGATGAAGGTGTTGGATAGCCTGTTAGAACTAGTCTCCGGCATCACGGGTGTACCTGCTAGAACGCTCTTCAATGAGATGAAGGGGGCAGGAATGCTCTTCGATAAAGACACTGCTGCTGAAGGCGGAAGACTTGCCCTAGGCTACTCACCCTATATTATAGAGAAGATAAAAGAATGACTGTTGCAACAACTGCTAAGAAAGCTACGGGTGCTGGTAACGACGCTGCTACAGTGTTCTCCTTTAGCCCTATCGTAATCTTCGCTAGCACGGACTTGGTTGTAACGACCACCTCTGTTGCCGGTGTGGAGACTACCATATCTGAGGGTGCCTCCTCGACTACCTACAGTGTGTCGGTAGCCACTTATCCCGGTACAGGCAGCATTACATATCCTGCTTCTGGAGGCACCCCTTTGGCTACAGGGGCCACCATTACTATAAAGCGTGTTATACCTATCGAACAAGACCTTGACCTTGAAAACCAAGGAGGGTACTTCCATGATCTGCAAGAGACAGCTTTCGACAAAGCTACGATGGTTGATCTACAACAGCAGGAAGAGCTGGATCGTACCCTTAAAGGGCCGGTTGGTTTCACAGGTACCTTCGGAGAAGTAGACACCCCTGTTGCCAGCACCTTCGTGAAACGCAATGCAGCCAATGATGGCTATACCCATACTACTATCACTACTACGGCTGCGCTTGCCTCCGATGTAGCTGGTGTGGATGTGTCCCTCTCAGCAGCATCTGCCGGTATTGCAGATGATTTCTCTAGAGAGGATCATGTCCATCTCCTCCCTACTGTATCAGTAGCCAAGGGGGGCACAGGGGCTACCAGCGCCTCGGCAGCTAGAACAGCTTTGGGGGTAGCTATAGGATCAGACGTTCAAGCCTACGACGCTGCTCTGTTGTCGGCTGCCCTGATTGATGATGACTCACTGTTATCTGGGACAGCTACAAACGTAGCCAGTGGCGAGTCTATCAAAGCCTACATTGACGCCCAGATTGCAGCAGTTAATCCAGGAGCTTTGGAGTTTGTAGCTACTGCTTCTATACCTAGTCAATCTACATTCTCAATAGCCGCAGGGGGTAGCCCGGATATAACACACGGTTTTGAATCTGGATACGATTACTTCGTGCAGGTTAACGGGTTTGCCACTGCTACTGATCTAAGGGATCTGAATCTAAGGTTCTCTGACGACGGAGGGACTAGTTACGAGTCAGATGCAGCAGATTATAACTGGGCTAATAACCAGACAGACAACACTTCTGTATTTGATATATCAGACTCCGAGATAACTATGCTAACAGCAGGAGGTAACGACGCAGGCTCGGCATCTTCTGTCGAGCTTACGATACCTGACCCCGGTAATTCCACAGAAAGGCTATCGGTGCATTGGATAGGCGCGGTTCAGGCTTCTGACTCCACAGTGTCTATGGAACCCATCACTGGAGCGGGTCAGTTTAAGCAGGGAACAGACGCTGTAAACGGTATCCAGTTATTCTGGAGCAGCAGCGCCTTTTTCAAAGCACAGGGAGATGTAACTGTGTGGCGCAGGAAGCGATCAGCGTAATCTGCCATAATAACACAGCCTAGGAGGGGTCCGCTGTGCGCATCTCTGACCCCTAGGCTAGCCACATCCCCGACAGGACATGAAACCTCTGTAGACCCCCTCCTAGGGCGATACAGGGGTCCCTCATGTAGAGGGACAAAATGAATAGTAATAGACTAGGCGATTACACAGAGATCAAAGCAGCCCTGTGGTTAATGAAGCAAGGTTACGAAGTGTTCCGAAACTTGGGCTGCACAGGGCCAGTTGATATCATTGCATTAGACCCCCATACAGGTGAAACTGTTCTAATAGATGTAAAGTTTCAAAAAGGGAACAGATGCGGGCCTCCGATAAAGGATGAACAGGTAGAGATAGGTGTTAGAAAGCTTAACGTATCAGATGACCGTATCTGGTTCGATGTAGATAGATCTATTATTTGACATCTCTACAAACCGCTCTGCCTCTTCTCTAGTATCGTACATCGTGGTACCATCATCTCCTATTGCTACGTTGTACCCCCCCATTCATCTCTTACATACCACTGTCTCACCCCCTTGTGTATCGTGTATTCCATTACCCTACATTCCTAAAGGGGTTTTCGTGTTTCTACGCTCCATCAGCAGCTCATTAGCCCTACTAACGTACTCCTCAACAGAATCCCTGGAGCTGAACATCTCTACATTACCATAATAATCCTCAAGTACCCAGTTGTTAGGATCAAATACTATATAGGTACCGGGTTCTACTTCGCTATGTTCGTATGTATACTTCTTCATCTCTTTCCTCCTACATTCCTAAAGTTGACAGGACTAGGGCTACCTTTACACTTATGCTCCTGTCCGTTAAAGTATAATCTCCACTTACCTCCCTTGTTCACCCAATTGAGATTCTTCTCTCCGCAGCTATTACACTGCTTCCTCGTCTGAACACGAGGCCCATTCTTAGGACGTGTTCTTCTGTAAGGCCTCGGTACACGGTAGGGTGTGTACTCGTATGTTCGCTCGTATCCCCCCCTCTACTCTCATACCTATCCCTCTATCGTGTCGATGCGCTCAGTTGAGTGCGTCCATCTCTGCCATATCGCCCATTGTATTTCTCCAATAAGAAAGGGGACCCTCCGAAGAGAGCCCCCTTATGTTAAACAGTACCTACGTCTACAATCTCACAGACGCCGCCTACACAGGCAACCTCTTGTGATCCTGTCGTACGATCAGTATCTTCGTACTTAGCCAGCTCAGCCCAATCAACTGAGACTGGCATTCTTTTTAACAACTCCTCATACTCTTCCTTAGTACACTCCTGGTATGGAGCTTGAGCATAAGTGTGATCGGAGTAGGGGAGGAAGGATACACCAGACATCTCATCGAAATGCCCATACACCCACGCCCCTACCTCTAGCCACTCCTCTTCTCTAACGCTTATAGTTACAGAAGGCTTGTGCTCACACCAGTGCCTCTGATAGATCAGCCATAGCTGGAGCTGCTCTACAGCACTACGTTCCTCTCGAAGGATAGAGCCTTCAGGAGCCTTGACCGGAAACGAGAACACATGGTTATGCTCAGGCTTGGTAACGTCATCCTCAACAGGGAACCCCATGTCTGCCATCATGCTGGACAGTGGGTCTTTCTTATCCCCCCGTACAGTACGGATGTAATATGGGCTATGCCTCGCATGAATACCTGATGCACTGTTTACCAATTGTGATACAGTACCGGAGGGCTTAACGCAAGTGATAGCTGTTGAATGTTCAATGCCTAGAAGGTATGCAAACTCCATGTTAGTGCCTATAGACACACCACGGAGATCTTCTAACATGTAGGGAAGATCGGAATTAGAGTAGTCCGAGGTCATCCAGTTATCCATTATGCCTGTAAGGCTAACCCCGAGTAGTCGCTCCTCTTCGCAGTTGTTCCGCCACTCTCTACGGACATAGTTGAAGTCTGTCAGAGTGGACTGCAACGTACCTAGGATAGTAGCGAGCCTAACCTTCCTCTTGATATCAGGGGCAGTATCGTCTGCTCTAATCACAGCCTCAGTCAGGTTACATAGCTGCATAGATCTAAGGATGATCTCAGAGCAGGGGTTGGTACCGAAGTCGTAGTCAGCATCCCTTCTCCCGTTCTCCTTCACCTTAGAAATAGCAGCCTGCCTATTGAAGATACCACGCTCCCCACTCTTACTGTCGTAGAGAGCTTGCCACTCTGTCATGAACACACCTATGTCAGGCTTGTCTGTGTACACAGCGGAGACGTTGGCTAGGGCACGCTGCCCCTCGTTCTCCCACCACTGACCGCTCTTAGCATGACGCATACGGTCATCAGATACATTGGACAGACAGATGAGAGCACTGCGTCTCACACCCCCTACTACTACGATCTCTGCAATCTTACACACGAGGTCGGAGCATTCGAGAGAGGTGAGCTTACGCCCCCCTGCTGCCTTGAACATAGCTACAGTGTATTTGAATAGCTCCTCAAGGGGACCGGGACCAGAGGCCCTTCCTCCGAAGGTCTTGAGTGGGGCACCTGCTTCACGTACCTTGGACGTATCCCATTCAGGGATGATGCCCCCGTATAAGAACTCAAGCAGAGTCCCCATACCTATGGCCCAGCCCTCCTTACTATCTACTACTGTTATAACAGCAGGGTGATCAGTAAGTATCTCAGGTACATCGGGAAGCTTCTGGATATGCTGTCTCTCAACAGAGTACCCCACCCCTGTACCGTTCATAAGGACGTACAGTATCTCATCAAAGGCACGTACATCATCAATAGCTACATAGGCACAGTTGTACCCGGCTATGTTCTCCTTATCTAGAGCAGGCCCCGCTGTCATCATAGCTCGCATAGAGGGCATAACCTCTAGGTTGTAGATGGCATCCCTTAGCTCGTTGTATAGAGGCTCGGGCATAGCCCACCCATGCCTAAACTCAGCACGGTTGACCATGTAAGACAGGTAGCGATCCACTGTCTCATCCCATGTCTCTCTTCGTCCCGCTTCCCAGAGGTATCTTGCGTATCTACTCTTGTGTATAAAGGACTGGAACTCTGTAGGAAGTCCGCTCTTATCTTGCATAGTTTAATCCCATACTTTTAGTGTTCCCTGTAAGAGCCCGCCATACTACCATAGTAAATACGTCAAACTGTTTAGCTATGCTCTGGTATGACATTCCTGTATCTCTAAGCTCCATAGCCAAAGTCAAGTCCTTCGGAGTAAGCTTAAGTAACTTAAACCCTTGGACCTTATTATACATAGGATGTAGATCGTCTATAAGATGTCTCTCTATATCACAAGCCGCTCGCTTAGTTAACCCTGCCTCCACAATAGACACCCAGTCATCTGCGGTGTATCCCGCCTTGGTCATCATTTCTAGATGGAATGTGTGGTCTTCACTATGACTTAGAGATGTCCAAGATCTCCCCCTACAGCCATGACCTACATACAAAAGGTCGTCACTAGCTGGATCAGTGTGCATGTATACGTAGTGTATCCTTTCCTCCATTAGCCCCTCCGCTTAGGCTGGTATTCTACGTGGATGTGGTCACTCTCTATCACACAGTCGAAGTCGGTGCTGTGTCCTACTTTGTCTTTGAAGACAGCCTTAATTTTCTCCTGATCCTCCGTGCTAATCCCTGCGGAGGTCGTTCGGCAATCGAAGGCGGCTCCGGAATAATGTAGTGACGTGGCGGAGTGACGGGCATCGTTTGCAGATGTGATTATGAGCTCTTTGGCAGTACATTCCTTGTACGCTTCATCCATTGCCTGCATTGCGAACAGGGTCTGTGGTAGAAGCCCCATCAGGTTGATGCTCGGGTCTTTTAGTTTCATCTTCTTCCTTCTCTTCTAGTTCTTTCATTGCCTTGATAGCTTCAAGGATAGCTTTAACTTGTTCTGGGGTCATAGGATTAGGGGCTCTGAAGTCTCTCAAGTACTTACCACCAAACCAGAATGCTGTGACAGTGGCCATCAATGCCCAGCCTGCTGCTGGCATAATAGCCAAGGCTGTCATAGAGGTAGCGAATGCTGCTGGGTAGGACAGACAGAAGTAGAACAGGTAGATAATACCGAAGGTCATTGCTGGCCTGGGCAGTCTATTGATCCCGTCTACTAGGCTGTCCCAGTATGTCCTGTTATCCCGAGGCATCATCTGTGCAGCGAAGGCGGCTTGGACAGACATCTGCTCTGCCTGATCCCCACTATCCCTCTCCTGCTTGCTGCCCCAGATGGTCTTGACTATACCATTCCCTGCCTCAAGGACACCAGTGACACCGCCTGTTAGTAGTCTAGATACTAAGCTCATTACGCTTCCCTCTTAACTGGTAGACCGTGTATGAACAGGTCATCCATGTGGTTATCAAGTATCTCGGTTAGAGAGGGAGTGGTCTCCTTCTTCCTAAGACTAATCTCCCTGTTGATATAGAAGACAGCCTTCTCCAAGTCCTGAGTAGCACTGCCTTTCTTATCTGCTCTCCATATATACTTCATGGCATTGCCAAGGCAGAACCCCATATGTTCTGTGATCTCAATACACTCCACACCAGAGGGATGGTCTGTGTAGTGAGGGGGGTGGTTAACCATATCAGCCATTGTTATCCTCCTGCATTCCAACGAAGGCATCGAACCTCCCGGTACTGGGCCATTCCCCCTCGTAGCCTACACGCTTAACCACTTCATGATACACATCTGTCATCGACTGTAGTAAATCCTCCTCGGCTGAGTAGGCAACGTAGCTGTTGTCCTCTGTCTCATCCATTAGTGTGACTGTGATACGATACTTAACCTTCATTCTATAACTCCTGTTAATGCTAGGAACGAGGCGGCAAAGGCCATTGCCCAGAGGATAGCTAACCCCCAAGCAACGGCCTTAATCGGGCCTTCTATCTCATGCACTACTTAGTTTCAACTAGGAGACTCCGCTTCTTCTCCTTGTCCATACTGTTAGTACGCTCCCTGCTCCAAGACTTACAAGTCTGACACTGGTAACGCTGGTACACCATAGTCGGGGTGTATGCAAAGCCACGCTTCTGAAGGTGCTTGCCTCCACACTTAGGACAGCGAGGTGTAGTAGACTCATCATACAGGTTGACGTTGGGGTGGTTAGGAATCCAAGGAAGCAAGCGTCGGTATAGGTCCTCAAGGATCTTAACATCCTGAATGTTATACTTCTTCATGATCTTCCAAGCAGCGTCCTTACCTGCCATGCAGTCACGCCACAGGGACATGCCCTTATGTTCAAGCTTACCCTCCAGCCCTAGGTACTGTGTCACATAGTCCAGCTTATTACTTGGAAAGCGGAACTGACTACGTGCTGTACGAAGGAGATCGATCTGCTTGTACGGAGCTGGCTTGCTTAGGCCGTAGGTGATGAACTCTTTATTCAGAGTTGGCATATCAAACTTGGTGCCATTGTAGTGGATGACGGCATCTGCTTCATCAATCAGATCCCATATCTTCTTTACCATCTTCTCCATGGTAGTCTCTTGCCTGCTTGAGAAGATCACTTCCTTATCACCGAGCCATTTAGCAGCCCAACACATGGTGTAACCGGGCTCCTCAATCTGATCGATGTAAATATTCTGATCCCAAAGGCCCCAAGCATACACCCTATTCGGTGCAGTCTCGATATCAAGAAGCAAGATCTTCATTGTCATACGTATTGTTCCTTAAATGATTCAAGAGTTTGGCTCCATTGTGCCTTCTTTATACTACACATGTAGGGCCAGAATCCCGCTGCCCAAGTGAGCTCAGTGTCTAGTAGCAGTATCTTCATTGCCATTCATTATTCCATTCATGTAAGAGATTAACATTCTCATCTCTTCGTTAGGCATTGTAGTTTGGATGGATATACCATTAGGTGCATTCACCAATAAAACATAAGCAGAGTCCCTATCCTCGTCGAGGTATTCAATGAGGTCATCTACTGTTTGCGGCTCCATTACTGAATGCTTTGGATCTCATCCAAGCTATACTCAAAGCCTCGACTGTCTAGTACTTCAAGGAAGGCAATGTATGTATCGGCTCGTGACTCAGGGGGCACATCTCCAAAGACATCCTTGATGATCTCACCACATTTAGCTGTGATGTTCCCTTCATCGTCACGCTGATCGATGAACACATCAGCCATCACGTTCGCTGCGAATCTGTTTAGCTGCATTTCTTATTTCTCTTTCTTCTTGGGTCTTATCACTATGACAGGTATGGCACAGTATTTGCAGACCAGTCTCTTCACAGAACATACGATCAATCATGATGTCCCATGTCTCGAACCCTTTGGCTGGGTCCACTACAGGATGAATGTGATCCACCACTGCATTGTTAATACGTCTCTTGTTGCCGGGCTTGGGAGGTAGAGAAGCAGTTACTTTATGGGCTCGGCGTTTAAACCCAGCACACATATAGATACCTCTACTAACCCTAGCCTTCTTCTTCACTGAGTTCTTTGGACCCCATCTGTTTGATGCTGCCCTTAAGGCTCCTTTAATAAAGCTATTGAACCTTGCTTCTGTCCATGTTCCGCTGTTCCTTTCCTTCATTGCCACCCCCATTGGTTAGCCATCGCATCAGCTATCCCTTGGTAGGTACGGCTACGCTCCTTAGCCCTCTCAGGTGAGGGGCCTAGTCTGTTCTGTCCACTGTCTGTCTGGTTAGCCCATCTCTCCTTACCCTCCACTATACGTGGTTCTATCACTCTGCCTTCTCCTGTCCCAGTGCGGCCCGTGCGGCTTCCCTTGCTTCAAATTCTTCACCATCATCTAGGTTGTTGAGCATCTGATCCCAGTGGTAGCAAAGGGTTTGCAACGCTGCCTCTAGCTGTT